GTATTAAAACCTACACCAGCACTCGATTCACCACTTGCGATGGTGTCCACTTCAGCAGTCACTTTAATATCGTCACTAGAGATATCAATTAAGTTACCTCGCTCTGCAACGATATCATTACCCGAAGGTATGACTGTGAAATCTATCGATGTATCAGTATTAACCGTTGAGGTTAAAATAATAGCATTGATAGTTACTAACCCAGTGGAATAGTCAACTACTCCAGCTGCGTTGTCTTTATAAATCCGAGTTGACCCTGATAAGTAATACCTTCTTAAATTACCTTTTCCGTCATCGTCAAAGTAATGAGTATTTACAGAATCCCCTCCGACTTTAAAACCACTTGTTACTGTAATCCCACCGGCCATTGCATTGTGACCTGAATGTGGGTTGTATAATGCATTACCCAACGATAATGTGTATCCTAATGGATTTGCAGAAAGCGTTGGTTTTAATTTCTTCCTCAACCTTATGTTTGTTGTATTAGATAAGATTGAAGAATCGGCTGCATCGATTACCTTTGTTAAATTCGAATGTCTAAAGATTGCATCAAATCCATTTAGAAAATCTGTATCGAATTGATTAATTGTGTTCTTAGTCAATGTTGCAAGTTCTCCCGCAGTTAAGGTTGTTAGAGTTGGATTGTATTTAATTGTTGTAGATATAAGAATCTTAACAATATCAGCATCTATAATCTCGGGCCTAACTGTCAACATGTTTAACTTCTTTAAGTTGTTCTTCACCATTGTCTTTTCTGTATCAGAAAGATAGTCAGCATTGTTTGGTTTTAATGCAATGAATACTTTACCATATTGTGGTGGGTCATTATCTTCTCCACCCCAAACAGCAACTGCGTCTGCATTCGGATAATATTCTTGAACTTTTGCTTTGTAGTCATTAAGTGTGACTAATCTATTTTGTGAAGTATAGAATTTGGTTGCTTTAAATTTAATTGACTCGATTGATTCTTTCTCTGCACCACCTGTTGCTGCAGTTGTGGTGGCAATAGAAGAATCTGTAAATCCATTAACTGCAGATATTTGAGTAAACTTATTAGCTCCGTCTGCATGAAGATCATCAACAATAATATATTCTACTGTAATTATATCTCCGTCTAGTAACCCAACACCTAATGTTCCGTCACCAAAATAAAGTTCTGTAAACCCTACTTCGTTTTCTTGAGTGTAATAAACTTTAGAAGTTGTGTCGATTGTTGATATATCAGTTGACAATGAGTAGGTAGAAGTTATCCCACCTGAATTAACATTAACTGTCATTCTTGTTTTGTCCACTCTTGCATTTGATAATACAAACTTAGAATTTGGAATTTGTTTATCAAATACGAATTGGTCTTGTGCAAAAGTTCCTTGAACTAAATCTATACCAGCATATGTAAAGGTTGTTCCGTCTACTGTTGGTGTATAAGTAGCTGCAGTTGCAAACTCATAGTTGGAACCTTCATAAGTTGTTCTAAATGTTGTTCCTCTTGGCATTATCATTTCAGTTAGAGTCGGTATAGTTCCGTCTGCACTTCTACAATTCTTTAAAGTCATTGTTGCTATTGCTGTTGAAGCTTTTTCTGATGAAGGAGTAAATCCTAAATCCTTTGCACGAGATACTACATTCTTTCTTATCTGTGCTGAATCTAAAAACAGTTCTGAAGCTGCTATGTTTGTGTTAATTGCACCTATGTGTGATGCATATGCAAGAAGGTCTACTAAAACTGCTAGTGATGACCCCTCGAAGTTATAGTCCCTGAATACCTCTTGACCTTTCAGATAGTTTTTAAGATTATCTGTAATGTTATCAAAATCTAAATCAGTGACATTTATTTGTGAACTATTTACTGCCATTATCGTACCCTATTTACTGTGAATTGAATCTCTTGATTGTTTAGACCATTTTTAATACTATAGTAGACGGTAACATCTAAAGAATTGTCTTCAACTCGAAATGTGCATCTCACATCTTCAACTCTAGGCTCAAATATCATAATTGCTTTTGCCATTTGTTTTCTAGCCCGTCTAACTTGTCTATCGGTGTCCAATTCAAATAATAGACCCCTGACATTTCCACCTAAACTTGGTTTAAATGGTCTCTCATAGTAGTTTGTTAATACAATATTCCTAACTGCTCTACGAACTGCGTCTGAATCAGACTTAGTTGCAACATCTCCAGTTATTGGGTGTGCGGTAAAAAACAAATCAAGGTCTTTATATGCTTCCTTGACTGCAACATTTTTACCTTTGTTTACTACATAGTCGACCATAATACTATTTATACTCCGTTAACATCTTTTCTATGAAGGTTTCTTAGTTTCTGCTGGAGCTCCTGAACCAGCACCACCCGCTCCACTAAAGTAATTGTGTGTATGAGTTGCAAGTGTTGGAGCATTTCCTGCCTTAGTATCAATATCACCTTGGGCAGTAATTGTTGAATCGTTAGTTTGTTTACCAGTTATATGAACTGTTCCATCAACTGTTAAGTTTGTAGTCATTAATGTTTCAGGTGAAGTGAAGGTAGTGTTACCCACTACATCTGCATTTAATGTTCCGCCTATCTGTGCGTCAACATTACCTAGTGTCACATCTAACCATACATTTCCTTCTGATACTGTTGTTTTCATATCACCTTTTGTAACCTCTGTATTAACATCACCTTGCAATACCTTCATATCAACATCACCTGTATTGACATTAATAGTGACATGACCTTTCTCTACAGTTATGTCAGCGTTCCCAGCAATAAATAGTTTGTCGTCCTTTGCAATTACTTCCCATTTATCATTTACTATTCGTGTTGACTCTGTTCCATCAGGGTGAATCTCATGGAATGTTCCTGACCTATGGTATAAGTTAATCCTCTCTGCACCTTTTGTATCGTCTACCTCGAATACATGTCCACTCTCTGTTTCTGTAACTTTATTATATGGGTATACTGGTTTTGCTACAGTGTCTATCCATAACTTCTCATCACTACGAGGGTATTGTCCACCCTTTGGTTTTACTGCACTGGTATCAATATCATTCCATGCTGTCGCAGCGTCTTCGTCCTTCGAAGTTGCAGATAAAAGTTTAGTTGATAATATTAATTCGTTTAAAGAAGACTTCTTCTTTAGTTCTCCTTCTGTAAAGACTCCTCTTGTATAAGGTGAGTAATCTGAGCTGTCTGTATATAATGGATACCAAGGTAAGTCTTCCTTTGTTAATTCTCTTTCCTCTATTGTTGACCCAGTTCCGTCATAGTTGACTTCAATTTTTGCTGGATTAACTGGTGCGGTATCCATTGCAGTTGTAAGACCCCAACCTCTTCTTGAATCCTGAACTGGGTTTGGCATTTCAGAAGTATCTTTATAATCGTCAACGGTTAATTGTCTAGGGTCATTAAATCCTTTCTCTACATCTCTTGTTATTAATTCGTCTGTGATAGATTCTTTATACCCAACTTGTGGTATACCAGCTGCAGTTCCAAGAATTATTGGGTCTTGTTTTGCAGCGTCTCTAAAGTATCCAAATACCGTAGACCCCTCTACAAGTCCATGGCCTGTTCCTATTCCTGATAGACCAGCAGAAGTTGTTGGAAGGATAACCTGACACCATGGTAAGTCTGCAGTTGCAATTAAAGTCTTTTCGTCTGTATGTATCCCGTGTATGCGCACGCGCACGCGACCCACTTGTAATGGGTCTTGTCTGTCTTCAACTATTCCGTAAAAGTAATCCATTACCACACTGCCTCTTCGGGTTCTATTTCTGGCCCTGTTCCTTCGTCAAGTGGTTTAGCATCTTCTACTTTCTTTGCATAACTCTCTTTAACACATTCTATATGAAGCATACCCGCCTTTTCTACTGGTGAAGCTGACAGTTTAATATCAGTAATTAGATATCTATCGTCATTTACTTTATCATACTTATCACCCTCACCCATAATTTCAGGTGTAGGTATTAGTAATTTGATTATCATACCAACAGATAAATCTGTTCTTAATGGTATGGTGAGTATCATTCTATGTTGTTGTAATATTTCTAACAGAGCTCTTCTTTCTAGTATTCCACTATCGTTTAATTTCCTTGCTTCAAATACTTCGGGGTCTGATAGTTTGTCTACATTATCAAATGAATGTTGATTGTGATAATCATTAATAATTAATGAATCATATTCTTGAGTTGGTTGAAGGTCTATATCAATTTCATCTATTGAAGGAGACATTTCTCTATCAACTATCTCTCCAGCTGTTAATACTCTTTCCATATCATCGGTCATTAACATAATGTGTCCCGATACATGATTTCCCTTTTTCATTGCAGTCTCTAGACTAAAGATATTTTCTTCTTCTAATTTTCGTATGGGGTCATATACCTTTAAAGTAGATGCATATGCACCACCAACCGTTGCTTGAAGTGTATCAAACAACTGTGGTTTCTTATACACATCAATCATTGTATTAAGACCATCAGGCGCATTTATATTTTCTGTTTCTGTTTCCGTTGTATTTCTAGGAAACTGGGAAAATGGAATTGGGAATTCCATGGAACACATAGTGTCCATACTTTGAAATCTAAACCCACCGTTCATGGTTTGAAAAAAGAACATACCATTTTTATATGCATGTGATTCGCTTGTTTGTGAATTGTTAACAATGTAATCTGTTATTTGTGCAACAGACCAGTTAGGGGAAATAAATTGTTTGTTTTCAGGAATGGTTTGTTCCCATGCGTCAAATTCGTCAACTCTAAACTTTCCAACATCTACTAAAACATTTTGAAGTATTTGATCATACCTTCCACGAAGGGTTTGGCTTAGTCTCTTTCTTCTTGCATAAAACATTCTAGGGTCACATATTCTCATTACATAAGTTTGTGTTAACTCATCGACTCTGTTAAGATTATCTATTTTGTATACTCTAAAAGTTTTGTCTATTGAGAATTGGTCTTCTGACTTTTCGTCTAATCCTTCTTTCTGCCTAATTGCAATTCGGATATACTCTTGTCCTGTTAATCTAAAGTTTTTTGGTAGATTAAGACCGTCTATTATATGCACTTCCCCAGTAAGAAATTTATTGTATATAGATTCATAGATAGTAAAGTTAGAACATAATTGACTTATGTCTAACGATTCTTGATATTGATTTATTAAGGTGAAGGAATCTATAAAGAACTCACCTGCTACATAATTCCCACTCATGACTTCATTACTTGCTCAAACTGGGTAACAACTTTGTCAATCATAGCTGGTCTGATGATTTTAATTTTTCTCTTCTCTTCATTTGCTTCAAACTCAGCTTCCCAATGAGTTTTTGGTAAGTATCCTGATTTAAAATTATTTCTCTTAAGATTACCAAGATAGTAATGGTCAATTCCATCTACCATGTCTATAACAGAAGTTGGTGTAAAGGAATGTCGGTATAACTCAGCTTGGCCATACCTTGTCAAGCTTGATGTACCTGTAATTGTCTTTGAAGAAAAATCTCCTACCACATCACCTATTGCTAGTCTATTATGGGTAGGGTCTAGTTTAATGACTATCCCTGTTGCATCTGTTGCTGTTACTGTTTCTCCTATTAGAAATTTACTTACTATAGGAGGTTCTCCTGTCCGTGATATTAAGTCTGTGCTTGCACTGGCAACAGCATACTTCCCTCTATATTTATGGGACATATATTTTTGAAATGTAGCTTGGTCTTTCCACCAGTCGTAATAATTTGCCCAATCATTTACTAAAAAGAATACCCAGTGTAAGTCACCATTACCGTAAAGTTTAGTTGCAACCACATCAGGTCTATCACCTTCTTCCAACTCATAGTATGTGTAATCGACAATGGCTTCTTTGGCCCCAGTTGAGATTGCAGATTTACGAAAGAAATCTTTAATAGTAATAATCTTGCCGTCAGACAATTTGTATTGCATTTCAGGAAAGTTTTTAAAAAATTGTTTAGCCATTATCCGCCTCCGTCTTGACCCCAAAGTTTACCGTCATCTGTTCCCGCGGTGTCGTTTAATAAACTTGGGGAACCAGTTGAGTCTACCATTCCGCCCGGCCCTCTTACTGAATTGGCTTTTGCCTTCATTGATTTCGGCCCAACCTTCTCGTTATAAACTTCTTGAGACATAATCTTGATTTCAGAAAACGATAATTCTATTTTAGTTGCTAAAGGCCAGACCTTTTCACCGTCTGAAATCAATCCTTCTGAATTTCCATTAAAGGTATTTACAGTCATATCTTTTAAAACCATAGGTAAGAATCCTTCTATTTGATCTTGGACTCCTCCTTCTGGGCCTTCAATATGAACATCAAAAACATTTGGATAGTTAAAGAAGTTTTCGTTTGCAGATTCTTTATCCGCTGCAAAGGTATCAGGTAACATTGCAAGTCTAAATATGTTTACAATCTTTTGAACCATTATTGCCTCTTTTGAATTCCTTGGCATAAATTCCCACTCAAAAGAATGGTCTCTAAAAGTTATACCTTCTAGGAACTGTTCTTCCATAGGATTAGAAGCCATACCTGCTTTAAGGTTTCTAATACCACCTGTCATACTATCACCTAGTTTATTAATAAAGCCTTTAATCACATTACCAGCTTCGTCTAACATGCCGTCTACTTTCTCACCTTCCTTCTTATTCAAAGCACTATCAACTCCTCTTGCTATTGCTCCAACACCCTCAGCTTTATAAGTAGTTGTCGATTGTTGAACTATGTCCTCGGGGAGATACAGTGCAATAGAGAATGTTTCTTTCGAAAGAAAGTTTCCACCAGCCCTTTTCTTTCTTGGTCGAGTTTCAAAGACCACATAATAATCATACCCACCTTGCATAGGATATTGTAATTCAGTCATTGATAGTTCAGGTGGTTTTTTAGCAACTGTGTTTGCTTTGTTTACACTGGATAGTTGTTTTTCTAAACTACCTCTTCGTTCTTCTAATTTTCTTCTATTCTCTTCTGCTTGTTCTTGGAGTTTATCTACCTCTTCGGTATTAACTCCACCCTTGTACCCAGCTTGCTGAATCTTTGCTTTGATTCCTTTTGCCGACTTTAGTGCTTGGGAGGCTTGGTTTACTTTGTTTAATAATTTATTAATGTTTGGCATATAAATATCTCTATAGAAGTCTTTATTTGGTGTTATAATCTATTTATGTCATACAGTGGTAAGTTTAAACCAAAGAACTATAAAAAATATAAGGGAGACCCTACAAAAATCTTTTACAGGTCTTTATGGGAACGCAGATTCATGGTTTACTGCGATAATAATCCCAATATTATAGAATGGGGAAGTGAAGAAATCATAATTCCTTATCGTTCTCCTGTAGATAAAAAAGTCCATAGATACTTTCCTGATTTCTATATTAAATATCAAAATAGTAAAGGTGAAGTCCTTAGAGAAATCGTTGAGGTTAAACCAAAGGCTCAATGTCTACCACCTAAAGAACCTAAAAGGAAAACAAGAAAATATAGGAATAAAGTCATCACCTATATAATCAACCAAGCAAAATTTAAAGCAGCTGGTGACTATTGTAGAGATAGAAAAATGGGATTCAGAATTCTAACCGAAGACCACCTAGTCCCCAAGAGTAAAAGAAAAAAATGAGTAAATTATTTGTATTTGATTTGGACGGAGTTCTTATTAACTCCCTACTTAACATGAAGAATGCATGGGACGCCGTAAGGGTGAAACATGAGATTGAAATCCCATTCCGATATTATAAAGCACAAATAGGTAAACCCTTCCCTGACATTATGAGTGAACTAGGATTGTTTGATAAACACCTAGAGATATATGACACCTATAAAACATATTCTCAAATGAACATTCACACTATTCCTATGTATGAGGGTGTTAATGAAACTCTAAACGAATTAAAAGACCAAGGTCATAAGATTGCACTATGCACTTCTAAAACAAAAGAAACCACTAACATACTCTTAAGTAAATTCCCTAAATTTGATTATGTCTGTTGTCCACAAAAAGGCCTTCGTGGTAAACCAGCACCTGACCAATTACTATACACTATTGCCATGTGTAATGTTGACCCTAAAGACACAATTTATATTGGAGACATGATGCCTGACCTACAATGTGCTGTTAGAGCTGGTGTCCATTTCGAATATGCAGAATGGGGATTTGGAGAATTAAAATGCGAGCACTCGCTGAAGTCGATTACAAATCTGATTTAGTTATTGGGTTAATTCCCGCGAGGTGGAAATCAACTCGGTTCGAAGGGAAACCACTTGTAGATATAGCGGGTGTGCCTATGATACGAAGGGTATATGACCGTGCAAGTATTGCTAATCACTTAGACCAAGTCATTGTCCTTACAGACGACATGAGAATTAATGACTATTGTCAACTGAATCAAATGACATGTATTGTAATAGAAGAAGATTGCCGAACTGGAACAGACCGTTGCGCTCACGCTCTGAAATTATTGGAGGGTAGTCTCTTTGTAAACATTCAAGGAGACGAACCCTTGATTAATCCTTCTGCAATAGACAATCTTATAGAAAATTTCGATAATAATATAGGTGTTGCAAATGCATATACTAAAATTGACCAAGATTATAAACTAAATGACAGAAATGTTGTAAAAGTTGTGTTTGATAAGGCAAAAAATGCGCTTTATTACAGTAGATTACCTATATCAGACTACCAACAGCTGGGATTATATGCCTTTAACCGCGGTATGCTGGACGCCTTTCCTAAATTTACCCTAGGAGAACTGGAAATTGACGAATCTATCGAAATGTTGAGGTATCTTGAGAACGGATTTGATGTTAAAATGGTTGAAGTCGAAGATGAGGGCCTTTCCGTAGATACTCCTAACGATTTAAAGCTGGTTGAACTAAAAATTAAGGGATATCACTAATGGAACACATACATTTAAACGCACATAAGGTAAAATACTATGAAAATGGTGAGCAACCTTCTAGTTATCACCAACGAGACCCCGTAGCAGTAGAAGAAGTCAAACAAAAGTTCGAAGAAGTGTCAAAAGTCGGCCATCCTAAGATAATAACACTGCATGAAGCCCAAAAAGAAGGCATAGTTCAGACTAAAGGGTATTATAACGACAAACCAATGACCCCTTTAGAGGCATATGGTTATGTATGGCTTGATAATGCCTATAAAACAGAATATCCTGACCCAAAAACAGCTAAAGGCCAAGAGTGGAGTGACTTTTTAATGAAACCAATCGAAAATCAAGTGTTTCATTGCATTAAGATACAATGGTTAGTCAATATCATACAAACAGAGGGCCTTTATTCTTGTCCTCAAGCGGTATTAAGAAAATCTCAATGGTTTGTCCATCCCGGCCAGTTCAGAGTTCATGCTATTACCTATACTGACTGTAATGAAGAGTTCATTGTTTGGGATACTAAGAATATTTTACCTCAACCCGAAATAGATTATGAAGAATGGTGGTCTAGATACAGTCACCATACAGATAAAGGTTTATTTGCAGCAGTCTTTGAAGATATTGTAGAAATGCATGTCGGAGAATATCGCCAAGACCTATATGATAAGGTTGCTGGTGGGATAGATTGCTTCCAAGGTGTTAAACCAATACTCGAAGGAACATGTGACGAGAGCATAGCACATTTATTCACCCATGGAACATACGAGGGCCACGGGATAGGGATTGTAGGACACTTTACCTTTGAAGATTTACAACATGTATGTGACTTCCACCCAACAAAGCAATATATTGGCAAAGAAAACTTTACTTTGTATAACAATTATCATAAATAATAGATATGGCAAGTCTATTTTCAGATATAATTGGTCAAAGGCCAGAAGAGATTGAAGCTCAAACCTTCAACTCGTTAGAATGGTTCCAAAAGAATGTAAGGGATATCCGTAGGAGTCCCGATAAGCTGTTAAAAGAAAATCAAAACTTTGTCACTCGATTTGAGTTAGGTAAAATGTATATGTTTATGTATGATGCTAAACGGCAAGATACATTGAAGTATTACGATTACTTTCCTCTCTCAATTTGTTTGAGAAGATATCCAACTGGTTTTCTAGGTGCAAATTTACATTACATTGCACCGAAATACAGAGCATTACTAATGGACGCAATGTATCAGTATATCGAGAAAGACGAGACAACCGAGGAAGCTTATTTTAGGGTTAGATACCCTATGATTAAAAGCATTAGTAGGTTGAGGTGGGCAAAACCCTGTTTAAAACAATACCAATATGGTTATATAAACAGTAGGATTGTTGAAGTTCAACCTGAAGCAATGGACATGGTAGTTATGCTACCAAGTCATAAATTTAAATCAAAGGGAACTAACTTTAATGCAAATATAGTTCACCGAGAAAGTTTAGGAAAGACATGATAGAAAAAATAGTAGCACAAACACTTGGTTGCAGCCAAGATTCAATAAAAGACGAATCAAACTTTGTAAATGACTTAGGTGCCGACTCTCTTAACATAGTTGAGATAGTTATGGCAATAGAGGAAGAGTTCGATGTTTCGATTCCTGATGAAGATGCTGAGACACTTCATACAGTCGGCGCAGTAAAACAATATATTGAGGACAACTCCTAATGCCAAAAGGAAGTAAGGCCACAGGTGGAGCAGCACCAAAATCTAGTGGAAAGTTTAACGATAAGAGAGGCATAGATGCTCTTAAGGGATATGTCGGCCAACCTCTACAACCAAATAGATTTATTTTTCAATTCTTAACACTACCAAAAGATTTTGAATTACCTGACGGAGATACTTTAAGTATACTCTGTCAATCAGCAACATTGCCGGGCAAGTCAATAGAAACAGCAGAACATATTAGACATAGATACATGCCTACAGGTGATGTTGATTACGGTCAAAGCATATCCCTTACTTATATTTGTGACACCTCATTTATGGATAGATATATTATAGAAGAGTGGTTAAGATATGTCCATTCAGCAGATGTTGATACATGGACTGATATAAGTTATGGTAAAAGTTCTGACGGCGAGAAACAAATTTTCAGATTCTATGATGAGTATGCAGCTCCATGTAAAGCACAATGTCATGTATTAAGAAGAGATGGTAGTGCAGCTATGACATATACATTTCATGATGTATATCCACAAGGTATAGATGATATTTCATTAGAAATGAGTTCAAATGATGAAGTTATGCAGTTTTCATTTGATTTAGGATACAAGTGGTGGACAGTTGAATACTTACCAATAGAAACAGAAGTAAAAATGAACCAACCTATGGACGGAAACTTTGAGATAAGTGGACTAAATAAAGGGAGGAAAATCTTTGATGCAGTTCTTGAAGGACTCAAGGTTGCTGGAAGGTTTAATAAGAAAGCGGGTGCAATGGGAAGGAGACTAGGTCAACTTGACACTGCAATAACCCGTGGTAGTAACATAAGCAGAGATATAGGTGGAAGCTTTAACTCTAATTATGTGACTAATAAAAGGCGTGGTGGAGGTTAATTCTAACACCACATAAAGAGGTATATTATGGCTTTACCAAAGCAGACCGCACCGAAGTATAAATGCATACTTCCAAGTGACGGTTCAGAAGTGGAGTTTCGACCATTTCTAGTTAAAGAGCAAAAAGTATTAATGCTTGCTCAGGAACAAGAAAAGGATGAAGCAATGTTTGTTGCAGTGCAAGACCTTATCGAAGCAGTAACTTTCGGAAAGGTTAAATCCAAACAGTTACCTGTTATCGACATGGAATATTTGTTCCTTAAAGTTCGATCAGTATCGGTAGGAGAAACAGCAACAGTAACCTTGTCTTGCCACGACCCCAAATGTGAAGGAGGGAATGGAGAGGCAGTTGTTAATTTAGATGATGTGGAAGTAGTAGGAGACGAACCTGAACACAAAATTATGATTAGTGATGAATTAGGAATTGAGTTAAGATACCCAAGGATAAGTGATGTAGAAGCAACACAACACCTTGAGGGAGGAGCTCAAACTATTGAAATGCTGAAGCAGTGTATGGTGACAATATTTGATGAGGAAGAGGTCTACACAGTTCGAGATAGTTCTACAAATGAACTAAACGAATTTGTTGAGACACTAACAATGACTCAATTAGAATTGTTAACTGCATTTTTTCAAGGCATACCAGTATTGAAGAAGGAAGTCGAAACAGAATGTAAAGTGTGTGGAAAGGAAATTAGAACTGAATTAGTAGGTTTACAAAGTTTTTTCTAGTAGCCCTTTCTCATGATAGTCTAATAAACTATTTAAACACAAACTTTCAAATGATGCAACATCATGGCTACTCTCTTAGAGAGTTAGATGACATGATGCCATGGGAAAGGGAAATTTACATTAAATTATTACTTCAACATTTAGAAGAAGAACGGGAACGAGAAAAAGCTCGTGCCCAAAAAGCAAGAAGCAGATAGCTCTTGCATTTTAAATGAGGAGAAATAAGTTATGGCAGATTCACGAGAACAGTTTAGTGGAGACATGTCGAGAAATGAAGTTGAAATAGATTTATCTAAATTTATGGAGATGATTCAAGAGAACGCTGCATTAAAACAGCAGATTTTTGAATTAGAACATGACGGTAAGGTCAACCCCTATCAGAAGTGGATTCATTTATCAGCAATGATTGATAGTTGGAGAATATGGCCAAGAGCATTTTTAAGTGTTTACATATTCTTAATTTACTATGTTGTAATGTGGTTTTTGGATTTAGCTGAACCAACAATGGAACAAAGTGGACTACTTTCAATATTGGTTGGTGCTGGAGCAGCTTGGTTTGGACTATATGTCAATTCCGCTGCAAAAGAACATGCTACCAATAAGAGTGATTAATTTTTAATTAGTAGAGGAAAACAAAATGGCAGAAGAAGAAACAATAAATGAATCACATGATGATTCAAATCATCTTGAAAGTCTAAAGGATAACGCACCAGTAGAACCTAACAAGGACGAACTGGACGAACTACAATATGAGTCTGCAAAGGCTTCATATGATAGAGCTTTAGAACTATGGCAAGAACAAGTTGATAAAACTGAAGCTTCACTTTTAGTAGAAGAAGAATTAAAAGAAGAAGAATAAGGCTTTAACCAATGGCAAAAAAAGACGAAGACGGTCGCTCGAGTAAGCAAGCCGATGCATTTCTAAAAAAGGATCAACAACGATCCGAGAAATTGCAACAAGATAGGACAGACGCCCTTGAAAGGTGGACGAAGGCTAACGCTAATACTTATAAAAAATCTGCTGAGAAACTAAATGCTGCAGCTGAATCTGGCATCAAGGCCATGCAGGCAAAGGAAAAGGCAGACGCATTAGAAGTTGCAAATAGAGAAAGAATGGCAGCTTCAAGAGGTGTCTCTCTAGCCCAATTCGAAAAGACCATGGACGCAACCATGAAAGAAGGTTGGAGTGCAACAGAAGGAGTCTTCGAACCCTTAGACGAACTCGGAAAGTCTATGGGTAAAATCCAAGTTGACGGAACTATGGGTAAATCCCTTGGTTCTGCAAGTGGTGCCATTAAAGAATTAACTGGTGGTCTATTAGACCTTGGTGAAATGACTGGTGATGCAATGGATAAAGTGAAAGCAGTTGGAACACTCATTGCAACTCCGTTCAAAGTTGCAAACAATGCTATCGCAGGTGCAACAAAATTCTTTGGTAAGGAATTCAATCCCGGCCAGAAGATGGCAGACTGGTGGGGTGGAACTGAAACTCTTATAGAGGACGGTGATAAAAAAGCTACGAAAGGATTTAGAGATTTAAAATTCAGTGAAAAAATGGGTAGGATATTTAGGCCATTTAGTCAGGGAGCTGAAGACGCAAAAGATAAATCAGAAGAAGGTGGTTCAAAAGTTTCTCAAGCTGGTGGTATACTATCTGCAGCTGGAGGTGATATAGAAGATGGTTCAGCTGAAGTTCCTAAAGCTGGTTCTAGACTATCTAAAGCTGGTTCTAAATTAGCTGATGGTTTTAATTCTTCCATGGAGAAGTTATCCGACTTAGGTGGAAGAATGAAAGAGAGTGCAAAGGCAATGGGAGCAGCGACTATTGCATGGATAAAAAACTTCCCAGCAATGATGAAAGGATTGTGGGGAACCATAAAACAAATGGGGAAATCTGCAGCAGCATTCTTAATGGCTCTCCCAGCACTTATAATATCTAGTATTGCATTTGTCGCAGGATTAATTGCCTCTGCAGTTAGTATGATGATTGCAGCTGCACCAATAATTGGTATTGCATTATTAATAGGGTTAGCAGTAGCAGCTCTTGTAATGGGTATTATGTTCTTAGTCCAAAACTTCGAATCTATTAAAACAACTATATCAGAAAAGATTACTGCAATGATAGATAAAGTCAAAGCGGTTGTGGGTAATATCGCAGACTTCTTTTCTAATATCTGGCAAGATATATCTGACTTCATTCGAGAAAAGGTATTAAAGATTAAATCAATCTTAGGTCTTACTTCTGATGCTGAAGAAGAAGAGTTAAAAGGTATTGAAGAAAGAAAGGCCAAGAAACAAGCATTGACCGATGAGGCAAACAAACAAGCCGAAGCAGAAATTGATGAAATGAGAGCTAACGGTGAACTCGAAGGTATGAGTCGTAGAGAAATCAGGAACCTTACTAAAGAGAAAGCAGCAGAAGCCCTCGAGCGTGTGCAAGAGGAAGCGGAGTTCCAAGCAAAATCAGATGAAGAACTCTTGGCCCAGAAACATGAGGCTGATGATGAAATTAAAAAGCTAGATGAAAAATTAGCAGACAGGGAATTCGATAAAAAACAAGATGAAAGACTGTTCAAACAGGCGACAATCGATGATTTACATGAAGCGGGTGTTGATACAGAAGACCTTATAGAAGACGGTGGAAAAGCAAAATTCATGCAATTTCGAGAAGACCAACGCGACGCAGATCATGGCTCCGAAGATGATATTCTCATTGAAAAATCTATCCAACAATTCAAGGCAGATAGAGCAACAGACGAACTTAAAACAAGAGACGATTATATTGCATCTAAAGAATTAACCGAAGAAGAAAAAGACGCTGCCCATGCAAAAGAACTAGGTGTAAGCATGGAAGAATATAATGCAATGCAAACTACAGACGCCGATAGGGAACTTGCGCATATGGAAGCGAATTATGATGAAGGCGTTGGTGAAGTCACGGGTGACGACTATCAATCTTCCTTCCGAGATGAAAGAGCAGCAGCAGCTGATAGGGCAGACGGGGATAGACTTAAAGATGCTCGGGACGAAGCAGAACAACAAAAATACCTAAGTGACTTAAACACCTATGGTGCTGGTGGAAGCTACATACCACCAATGAATGCAGTTGCAGTTCAAAATAATAGTGCTTCTAATATGGTTAGAATGCAAGACCCGTCAACAACAAATCCAGAGCCTACTGGCACTCGTCTTTCTGTAGTTCCAGCTTAGAACCTTTCCTATTATATTTGGTTTTGTCTTTTACGACTTTATGTTTAAAGGGACTATCTTTATCAAATAGTATTTTAGCATACCGAGATTTCGGTTTCTGAATTGTTCTTTTACTTCCTTTTGACATCACCACATCCAACTTCTTCGAGATTCTGCTAGTGCAGCTTTCTTTGCGTCAATCTTTTTCTTCCGTGTAATATCTTGATTCTTCTTATGTCTCTTCTGATTAGGTTTGACATAATACTCTCTATCTCTACACTCTTGAATGATGCCTGCTCGTTCTACCTGTTTCTTAAACCTACGAAGCATCCTGTCGAATGGTTCGACATTTTTATTCTTCGGATTTATTCTAGGCGTAACTTGTGGCATATCTGTGTGTTATATAGTTTAAAAAAAGTGTTAAGTCACCCCACGCCTTACAGCAGTCCCGTTCTTAACCGATTAACCCGCATGATTTTGCTGTTAACCTTGCCCTTACTTGGTGCCCCCATTTCATTCCACGGCCCAAGTGAGTTATCGTCTGTATCACCTGACGGTCATTATGTAACACGATAACCCCTATTCGAAATTAGCTGTCGGAAGCTAATTTCTTAAAGTAATCCATTGCTTCACCACCGTCTTTACCGACTGTAGCTTCTGCAGTTGAAATTACTGGTTCTTCTGCAACTGTCTCTTTATTGACATCTGCCCAAGGCACTTCGTCTTGGTCTTCTGCAATAGATTCAGCTGTAGAATTACTAACACCACCCGTCAGTCCTAAAATCCTTTCGAGTTTAGTTTTCAACTCGTCATAAGATTTAAATTCTTCGGGTGAGATAATATCTGACAACGAATGAACAGAAGTATATATATCATTCAACTGATTTTCGTCATCAAACAATGGACTTGCAGAATCAAATTCTGATTTATCGTAGTTCCAATAACCATCGACTTTTCTGATTTTGATTTTGAAGTTAGCACCTTCTCCTCTCAAATCGAAAGGATTAACTGCTTTCTCATCTTCGAATGCTGGGGAAATTGCTTCCTTCAACTGTTCAAAGATTTTCTTACCGTATCTGTAAAGGAATACTTTACCTTCATTGTCGGGATTCTTAGGGTCTGAAACAACATAGATGTTTGACACATAGTGAAGTCTTCGCTTCTGTCTTCGTGCAATCTCTTTGTTTGCTTCTATCCCAGTATTCCACAATGTAGTATTGTATTCGGACACAGGGTCTTGTTTATTAAGAGTCGTTAAAGACTTCTCAATATACCAACCGCCTGGCCCTTGAAAGCCGTGATCCCAATAAGAGACCCATGGCATTTCTTCACCTTCGGGGGTAGGTAGGAAACGGATTATTGCAAACCCATTACCACTCTTGTCGAGTTCGGGTTTCCAAAATCTGTCATCGGAATAGGACTTTTTTTCTCCTTGAGTAGGAGAGGCAGTTTCCATTGCTGCCCGTAACTTATCTAATGATGTAGACATAGTATTTTCCTCGTATATGCATTATATCGCATTTTATTAACATTTTATCTAAAGGTAAAAAGAGAACTCTCTCCTAATACCCACCTTTCCTTACTATTTTCATAATAAGTAAGTTCATTATACACGACTTTCTTGTCTTCGTCAATAGGGTTTTTAAAGTAAACCGCTATATCTTTAAACAAGTCGTCTTTCAATAAAGAAACAAACTGGTATTTCTGTATAGTAAATACTGCATGTTCCTCTGTATATTTATGCGCATAAGAACTTATATCTAAGCCTTTTAACGCATTATCGTAATCTTGTATATCAGGGTCTAATGCATCAAACCCTACTAAAGTAATTTCTTTGTATCCGTTATAAGCTGCATATCCTAATGCACTGATACCACAAAAAGTGTTCTTGAGCTTCTCATTATTATACATAATAATGTTCTCATTTGGGGGGACTATATTATAGCAAGTAAGATACACTTCGTCTTCCCCTTCACCTTGTGCAATAAAATGAGTATCGGACTCGGAACGGTTCGTTATTATCTTCGCTCCCATAATCGTATACACTTCTTCTATCTCTTCATAGTGAGATATATCCATCGCACCATACCAGTCACCCATGGCAATCGGGCAGTGTTCTAGTATGCCTTTTTCTATTGCATCATGTTGGACGGGAATATCTAAACAGAAAAGTATATTAGGATAAATCCCTTCTCTATAGATTGCATTACAACCCCACCACTCTTCGAAAGAGTTTAAGTCATACTGCTTTCTGCTTGGGCCATTTCCTACTATGTGGAGCATAACTCTATTAATCTCTTCTTGTATACTGCATGGTCATATGTAACGAATGCTTTATACTTGTTTAACTTGGTATGGACTTCGGGATATACGACCTTCTCTTGTATTAGTCTATTCCAGTCTTTACTGAATCCAATTATCTCGTCCATAATACACATTGTTTCGGGTGATACTTCTTTTGCAAGATATCGTTTTAAAAGTTTTGGGTGTTGCCCTGCTTTAACCTCTATCAGCTTTTCGATATTTCTTGCCGCGGACAGCGAGTCGTTTACTTCTGTCTCGAACATATAAGTTAACTTCTGATTTCTTTTCTTCCATTCCTTATATACTTTGTCTGATTCATTATCTAATAAGTCGCCGACCCATTGGTCTTTAACCAGTAGGTTGGCAATATAAAAATCTTGTAGTTCTTGTTTGTAGGTTTTATAGAGTTTGCCGAAATGGTATTTGTCCTTTCTCTTTATGAACGAATTAATATCTGCTTTGACTTTACCATTGTATTTAATAAAGTCGTAATCGTTAGAATAGAAATGCAGTTTTATACCAAGGTATAAAGTGTATGCATCGTATCCTTCACGACTCGTCATTACTTCACCAGCGTAAGACTGGTGGTTGCTTCTCTATGTGCTTTAATTACTCCGTCATTTGTCGGGGTAACAAATACTGCATTATAAAATGTGGTGGCTTCAGGATTCTCTACTCCAGTGACAGCAATACCATGTGCAAATCCCATACCACCCTCGGGTGTTTGGACTATCATGCGTGGGTCTTTAAGTTCCACATTACCATCTTCTAAGGATTCAAGTATACCAACATACTCTCCACTCACTGTTACTACTGTAACAATATCACCTTTATCCATTATTTTTTCTCCTTATTTCTCACGGCCATGTAACGACCAATATAGTATGAAACTATACTTACTATTATAAAATTCATTATCGTATAATATTCCATTACTTCTTCTCCGTAAAGAAGCCACTCAAGGTAGACTGACTTCGTGTGTGTCTGTTAATCATGTTTAACTGTTCAGCTTCTGCTTGTAGTTTTTCCTTAAGAGGTGTAGAGATTAATCTCTTTGCACTCTCGGGTTCTACTTTATTCACTTCACATATTTTAATTATTGCTGACATTACATCTGCATTTCCCTTTCCCTTTGCAAGTATCCTTTCAACTTGCTCGCTGAATTCCTTTTTTGATATCATCTTATCAGATTCCATATAAGTTTTTATATTGTTTTCTCAAAAGAGCTAGGGGTTCGATATAGTCTCGGTAGTCAGAACGAAACATTTGAAATGAGTTTGATCCTTCCACCGCTACCAGAGCCAGACATTCTTCTATCTCATGACCTGTTAGTTCTTCTACCATTAATGCATATGCAGCCATTTGAAGATACCAAGGTTTAGCCATGTATTCTTCTTTTGGTTTTGCACTGCTTTTAAAATCTATAATACTCAACCGACCTTCGAACATTCCAATACAATCTACTCGTCCAGCCATTTTAAGGGTGTTCGAATACATTGGAGCTTCTATAGCAAGTGGGATTATTTCATCTAAAACTGGTCTGACAGCACGGAACATTCCTTCTTGTAGAATGTTCTCAAACTCTATAAACGGCTTTTCCTTCTTAAGGTAGTCTTCCACATGTTGGTGAAATAGAGTTCCTCTCTTTGCAGCCATGGTAGAAACCTTGTTGGCTTCTTCTTCTCCAACTCTTTCTCTCCACAACTGTATTTGCTTTCTTGATTCTAAGCCGACAACGGTTGTTACACTCGGGAATGCTTCTCCGTTTTCGTCTATGTAATATCTCTTACCTTCCCTTGTTTCAGTCTTAAGGTCTAGGTTTTCTAAATCGGTTATTTCTAATAAGGTTGTTCGCACTTGCATAATAATATTATATCACTTCGTCTGCTGTTTGTCCATATGCTTTTTAATAGTCTGAATAGACTTCTCTCTTTTAATATCTTTACTCCCATGTCTCTCATGGACATTCGAGCCGGGATGCGCGTCACCTATTTTGTTAAGGACATCTTTAAATCCACCGTCTATCTTAACACGGTCACCGTGACCACCTATAATATTAGGTGCTGTGATTCTTTGTTCAATATGTGGGTGTGATTCTAAAAATTTTTCTTTCTTAGAAATAGACATAAGTTCTTCCCACTCTACACCAGTGTCGGGATTAAAAAATACATAAGTTGGCATAATATAATATTTATGGTTTAGTAAATATCCCATTCTAAAGGCACATGCCATAAGAATGCAAAGAATAGATATAGGGTTCCACCTACAAGTAAAGGATATCTAAACTCTTTGTTTCTCCATAAGTAAAACCCAACCAATAAAAAAAGAAATCCGAAAAACATATCGAATATAAACATTTTTGGTTGAGTTGTTAGACTAGAAAGAATTGTCGACTTTACGGGTTCCACTTCCATAGTCAAATCCTATTTGTAATTTGTATGGGTCTTGACTACGGCCAACATATTCGACACCCGCTCTTGCAGTTGACGGTGCAACATAATCCAAATACTTATCTACCCAGTATCCTTTTCCCTTGCAATAGTCTTCTATTTCTTCGTAGGTTCCCATTGCATACATTACATGATTCCCAGTTTTATCAAGAACCTTAGCGAATTCCATATCGGATATATGACCAGTCCTTGGTAAATCTTGTACTAAATTTAATTCTTGTTGTTTCATTACTTATAAAATATATGTTCGTTAATATGCACTGTCTCATTCAAGTGTTGAGCCCAATAAGGATAAATGTAATCTCCATGATACCACATAGCACCTTCTGTTAAATCGAAAGGTTGTGTTAGTAAAAATTGATTGGCAAGTTGTTGACTTGCAACCCAAGTCTTACTGTCTTTTGGTTCGTCTGACTTACCGTCACAATACCAACTGAACTGACACATTCCTCTCTTAGGAATTAGCTCACCAGTTTTCCATGAGGCTCTATATTCTTTTGTTTGATAGACTACTTCACAAAATGTATTGGGGAATTGTTCTGATTTAACTCGGTTCAAGGTTACGAGAGCGACTCCAATTTTTCCAGCGAGTGGTTGGTTTCCTGCTTCAAAATAAATGTTTTGTGCAAGACAAAATGCTTCATCATTATTTACATCTTGTTTCACCGCGTGCGCGGGTGTAGCCCACATAAAAATACTTATCACTAATAATGCCATAGCCATGTATAAGTAAACTGGCATTTGAGATTTTATTTTTTTCCACATAGTCTAACTCCCTTGAAGTAATCCTTGTTGAAGTCTTGGTTGTACTTCTTGCTTACTCTTGCTAAACAAGCACGAACACCAAACACTTTAAATACCAAGTAGTCTACGAAAGACACTTGAACTTGAAATTCTTTTTTATATAAGTCGGCTCTTTCAGGCCCACCTAGGAAATCTGCTACTATCATATTAAATAACTCGGCCCATAAATTGTTTGTGGTTTAACTGGATATCCTTTTAAAAGATTTCCTCTTGGTGCATTCAATGTAGGAGTTCTCCACCCAGCTGCCATTAGAACATCACCTTCTTTAAATTCTATAAACTCTCCACCACTTTTCTTTTTGTTCTTAACTTTGAAATCGTGTTTTGCAATGAATCCCCAAACACTTCGTTTAGGGTAAACATTTGGTGAACCTTCGTTATAACATATACGAATGTATTTCTTACCTTCCGTATAATCATGGAAAGAACCGTCTAGTGCTAACCTCGGCCATTTCTTTTCGTATTCTTTAGTCAAATCTTTGCAGAGTGTATCTACTGCTTCTTTTAATTCCATTATGCTACCTTTTCTTTCTTACCGTAGAAACCAGTGGGTAGCCTACTATTAAATTTTGCACGAGCATTCTTAAGCCACTCTTTGTATTCGGGAGTGTCAACGACATAATCGTTTTCTTCCTTATCCCAGTGGTGGTCAATTTTACTCCACACATCGCTAGTAACCCAGCCGTGTCCTTTAATATGTTTTAAGTCTTCGACTGTAACTTTGTACCTAGAACCAAACGCATCTTCAACAAAGATTGTTTTAGTCATTGGGCCAGTTGCATAGTTGGACTCACTGTAATTAACTTTACCTACTTTTTTTATTATCGGTTCTAATGGTTTGTTCCAGTAGTTGCTTTCGAATTGAGGTTCCTCAATACATTTTTCGAGACCTTGTTTGATCTCCATTCCGATATAATCTGTATATTTTGCTGTCATAATTTTCCCCTAATAATAGCAGGGGCTGGAATAGTCTCTTTCAAGGTTCCGGCTAGTCCTGCTACATTCATAATTCTCTTAATACCCGCTTGTTGTATGGGCATATGCATCGGGACAATCTTTTACCCCGCAGACACAACCGTCATTGTTGTCATTAGTATCTGCATTGTCATAGTATGCATCAACTGCTGCCTTCTGTGAATCAGTAAGGTCTTTGTAATCTACATCATTAAATGGATTTATCATAATTTTACTCCTAAAAAACTGGTGAAGTTCAGGACTGAGTAGATTGGCCACATCAAAGGCGTCGTAACCAGTCCTGTTATCAAACCAACTTTATCTACCGCACCCATCACTAATGAGTTTTTGGTTCCATTTTTCAGGAAAGATAGTGAATCTCCGACTTTGTTGATTAACTTCATGATATTTTTTGTTACTTTTCTCATTTCTATATACAGTATATCAAAAAGCGGAAGGCATTGTCAAGGCTGATTCCAAAAGTCTTTCTCCCAAATCAATGGAATTCTCTTGTTTTGTTTCCTCTCTTCTAGCATTACTGTCTGCACATAGACAAAGATTGCCCCTATTAAAACAAGGATTAATCCTATAAAAAATTGTAGTCCAGTCATTTAATTCTCCCAGTTAATTGGAGGGGTGGGTTCAAGTTTTCACGCATGTCGTGATAATAATTGTGGACTTGGTGATGATTTAGAACCCTTGTCCCTTACCCGAGTCTTTCGACCCCTATTAAAACTATACCTCTATTATACCATGGACACAGCCCTATGGTCAAGGCCGTATTTGGTTAAATAATATATTACTGCTTTCTTCTCATTCGAGGTCAAATCGTCTATACTTGTAAACCTAGAATAGGTTAAACCTACAGTAACTAATTTATTACCAGCAGTCACAGCTGCATTCCACATTAAATCATTTTTCGGGTATAACTGATTCTTCTCACATAGTGTGATAAGGTTCCTACCCATTCGAACAAACTTCTCTTCTTCTCCTTTAAAGTTTTCGTATAAGCTCATTTGCATTACTCCATTATTTAAATATAGAGTATATTATATAAAAAAGCCTAGGGCAGTGTAAAGTGGGTTTTTGTAATTATAATCCGGCTTGGATTTTATCGAGTTCAAGGATTTTCTTGTTTATAACATCTACACGGTTAGGCCAATAGATATAGTCCTTATCTGAATCCTTTGCTAGGTTCTCTAACAATGGTCGAATAAAGTTATCAAGTTTATCAATGACAGCGTTTGCTTCGTTTGTGCTACTGGAGATGGATTTATCTACTACCTTAAGCTCGTCTGCGTCTAAGGCTGCAAATCCAAAATCGTTGTATTCTATTTCTGACATATTAGTATTTATGTATCCTTATCGCCGAATTCCTCTTCAACCTCTAACATATGGTTATAATATTCTTCTAGTTCCTTTAACTCTTGTTTCTCATGTTGTACTTCTCGATAGTTTGCTCGGTGTTCTAATGTCATTTCTGTTGGAACAATTCTATTGGTATACCAATTAAAAATGAGCTCTCTAATAGCATCAGTTATCTCATCATAATATAATGAAGGCAATTCGTCATGTTCTATTAACCCAAGGTTCAATGTTATTATACCACATTTTCTGTCACTGTTATAATTGAGGTTGTCAGCTAAATGGTTAAGTCCAGCTTTCTGAGCGGCATACAAATAGCCTTTAGAGATATTTGGTTTCCCAGCTCGACTGGATATGTTAATGATAAGCTTATGGGTGTCGTCTTTCCATTGACAATATGCCTCATGTAATAGTTCCGCTTGTTTGAATCCTACATGTGCATTGTTAATAAAGATATCAAAATGGTTCCATGGTATGTCTGACTCAACTCTACATGTTTCAACATCTAATTTTGAATAAACTATCTCCCCATTCAAGTTCTTTATAACTGCACCTGCTAGTTTACTACTTCCTGTTATTAGGACTTTCATAATACTCCTTAATCAAATCAAAGGACGGCTTTCCAAATAGACTACCGTCAACGCTACATTTATTACAAGGGGACATACTCCTATCACCCTTCATTAATTTCCTTCTAATCTTATTCATGGGTTTACTAAACCATACATCGTGTAGACTCTGTTGTAATAGATTCCCGACAACATGTTCTCGTCCCCAATCGTTTGAGCAGAATAGAACATCACCATTCCAATCTACAAACATTTTATAGAACGGATAGTGACATGGTTTCCCTTGTAGGGATTCCACATCACTCTCCTCAATTCCAATCCAGTCAATGGTTCCACTTCTATTGTTTAATATTAATCCGTGATTCTCAAAATCACCCCAGTGCATTCTATACTTATACTTGTCTTTATAGTCTACTAGAATCCTATCAAAGTGTTCTATCTGTTCTACACCGTCATACAAATTTATATAGAGCAAATCTAATCCACTGTCAAATAACTTCTTTGCATATTTTAATGTGAGCTTATCTCCATTAGTATTACACTCTAGGGTTGCGTCTGGCAACCACATTCTAAATCGAAATACTATCTGTGGGAACTTAGGGTTAAGAAGGTTCTCTCCAAATCCGCTAAAAGATATCTTCCCATTATAATTATGTTTTCCTAATTCCTTTGCAATAGTCTCTGCACCTTTCGGTGTCATGTGTAAGTTTCTATTTGGAAAGACATGAGAGTAATACCTTGGACAAAACACGCATGCCCTATTACATAGTTCAGTTGTATTAACCTCAACCGTAAGTATGGAATTAAGTTCATTTGCTTTATCTTGTTTAGACCAGTGTTTCTTTTCTTGTTCTCTTCTGTGTTCTAAGAAATCGTGTTGGTCAACAGCTTGTATTGGAATGTTCTCACCCACGCCTTACCTCTAGATATCGTTCTTCTTTACCATCGTCAGGAACATAGGTATATGTTACTGTGTCACCATGGCTCCATTGTGGGATAAAATCTATAGACAATAAAGTATAGACATTATCTGAACCATTAAATATGTGTGAGGAAGTAGGGTCACCACCCTTTTTAGAAAACATTGTTTTGCAATGGTATTCCCATAACTGCTCATTGTCTGATGAGAATACAAGTTTATCGGATAATGGAAGAACAGAAAAACGAAGTAAGTTATCGTCACGAATTACTTTGAAACTTTCTACCCAACGGAATCCTACCTTGTTTGCCATGTCCCAAGGTATATCAAAACGAAGTAAGTCTTCTCTATCGTAGGGAAGCTCTTCGTTATAAATTTTAGATTGTTGTTCTACTCGGTGTTGACGGACAATATCTTTAGTTGAAGTATCCACCGTCTCGGACATCATCTCCACTCTCGGTTTCATTTGCTTCCCCTTCACTATCTGTTTCACTTGCACTAACAAACTCACCACTGTCCTGTAGGTCACTAATGAAATTGTCTGTTGCCAATGTAAACTGTGTAATCATTTCTGCTTTAGAATCTTTTGTAGATACAGTATCAAATCCTAACTTTAAAGCTTCTGCTCTAATCTTAGACTTAGTCATACCTTTAAGTTCTGACGCTGTAGGAACTACAACTTCTTCGAACTCTTCGTCTTCTACTTTCTTAGCAGCTTCTAAATCATCTGATTCGTCATGTTCAATTTGAGACGCAGCAGCTCTTGCTTCGAAATCTGCAATCTCTTTCTCGGGAACTATTCTAACATTAAGTGGTTTGGCTTTAGCTACCTCTGCCTGAATTACAGCAGGATTGTTGCTGTCACTAATAATAGGTTTACTTCCAACAGTAAATGTTTCGGTTGTTTCTGACTGTGGAACAGCAAAGTTTGTTTCCGTTGTTGGACTTCCATTTGCATCGTATCCAACTGTGATAGGTTGACCCTCTAAATCTTTAGGTGGTTCTTCTGTTACATCTTCTTCGGATAAATCCTCAACTTCCTTTAAGAACTCGTCTGTTCCTTTTGCGTCTTCGGGAACATCTAAGGTTATGGTTTCTTTCCCTGATTCACCTAATGTTGTAGTTGTTATAGTTTCAGGATTACTGTAGGTATCAGCATAGGTATCTACTACTGGAACTGTCTCGGTAGATACAGAAGTTGTTATTGGTTCCAACTCATCTTGCATTTGTTCTGAAACAGAAGGTTCAGGATTTACTGCTCTTGCTCTCTCCCAAGCTTTACTTGGTGTAGATACAGTAGTTACAGCTGCAGCTGCCTTAGACTCGTCTAGTAATTCTTTAAGACTCTTCTGTTGTTCTGCATCTAATGGTTCTGCAGTCTCACCTTCTTGTAAACCAATCTGTCCGTCACCGTCTAGGTCGATATTAATACCATGTGATGCAAGGACAGCTTCTAATTGTCTTGCTCTCTCTTCTGCATCTTTCCTTCGTTTCCTTTCTACATTACGAGCGTCTTGAAGGTCTTGTTGAACCCTTGCAATTTCCATTTGCTTTTGTTGATTATGCTCTTCGGTTAACTGCACCATTCTGTTCTGTGCATTAGTTAACTGTACTTGATACTCATCTAACCCTTCCTTAAGTTCATTCCTTATTGTAATGAATGCGTCTAGGTCTTCAATCTTAGTGGGTTTCTCTAAGGCTTGTTGCATTAATATCTGTGAAAACTGAGCGACAGCAGGGGTCACATTAACTCTAAAGTTTTTAATGCGTTCTTGCAACCGTTCAAGTTCTGTGGGTTCGGGGGCAGCGAAAGTAGAGGTTCCTACTTCACTATTCAATTCATCTGTTGCCATAATAATCTCCATGGAGTCCTACACGACTATTATCGTTGATAAGCTTCTTTACAAGAAAGCTGTGCATTCTATGTATAGTCTCGGAGGACATAAGTATTTAGTTAATAGTAAGGTCTGGAAAGGCTTTTTCTACAACATCTTTTGTGATATTTTTGAATGGCCATTTACCGTCTTTTACCAACTCCATTAGTTCGGCTTCCTTGGTGGGGATACCTTCTAATAATTCTATCCACATAGACTCTCTACGAGCTTGTGGGACTTGTTCTGTCACAAAATATTTAAACATTTTATGCTCGAACCGTAGACTTGTTTCAGTTAAATCTGAAGCAGGTGCTTCGTTCTTTCTATAAGGGGTCTCACCTTCGGGTAATGTGCTATTGATATTAGAATCAAAGTACCATTGCAATACTCTTTGCACTGCACCGTTCCTATCATTATACACTCTAATACCATGTGCAGCCTTATCAGGGTCTTCAACTAAGTTTGCTTGACATAGTATCTCATACACATCTGCGTCATTAGGAAGTCTAGTTCGTTCTGTGACTAACTCCATTAACGGCTTATTGGGTGAACCCTTTGGTCTACCTCTTCCTCTTTTTTCATTCATAATGTAAAATCCTCTACATGATTTAATAACACATCTAATCTATGTGTTCTTAAGTAATCAAATACTTTACCTTTAACTGGTTCAACATTTGAATACTCATTTAATATTCTATCTGCCACCTCTTGTGGAATGAAATCAAAATCTATTAAAGTTTGATTTCTTAAATAGTTCCTATAGTATTTATCGTCATTTTTAATAGTGATTCTCATATACTTTTCTAGTATAGGTTTCCTCATAGGGGTCTGCCTTATACCTTCGTCTAAACAATTATCATTAGATAATATGTTTGGTATACCGTCAGCTTTATCTCCCTTAAGTATATGTTCTTTTAAAAACTCTCCTGCGTCTAATGGTTCAACAAACTTATTAAGGTTAGGTGACCATTGTTTCACACTCTCATACCTTTGTAATTGTTGGAAGTCTTTATCTCCACTAACAATTAGTAAAGGGTTACCATTATCTATTATGTAATGGTGTTGTGTTAAGACTGCTATTATATCGTCTGCTTCACACCCTTCCACATACATATATTTATAGGGGAAATTTTCCTTGATTTCCATTTTAACTGTATGCAATGTATCAAAGATTAACTTCCAATCCCTATCGTCTTTGTCTCTAGCTTTCTTTCTGTTTGCTTTATATAATGGAAAGAAATCTCTTCTCCATGGATTCGGAGCGTCTGTGCATAGAACTATTTGACCATAGTCTGCTGAATATCGTTTTTGATAGTTCCTAACGGAATTCAGAATCATGTGTCTTAACAAGTCTTCTGATATTTCGCCTTCTGTTAGTTTTAATTGTGCCATGAGACCAGCAATGATGGTCTGCGTAAAATCTATTAGTATCATTTAATCACTTTTATTAATAATGTATTCTTGGTAATTAAGTCGTTTCCTTCTTTTGCTTTAGACCTAGGTATCTCGTCCATAAACCTTTGAGCAATAATATTACCACCTTCTATTAGTCTATCAAGTAAAGTCAAATCTGTCAAGGTCTTTTCTGTAATTTTATGGTATCCTGTTATACGACTTCTATTTACAGATAAATGACCAATAAACTCTGTTAGCTTCTTACTTGAAGTGTTGTAGGTGAATAGGTGTCTTGCCCTAGGTATCTCTACTGGGTCTATTGATTTATATTTGTCTTCCCATGTTTCTAGGTAAGGAAGTTTCTTTACTATCTGAGCTGGAGTTTTAATTCTAGGTTTACGAACTGGTTTGTATTCTTCACAATACTTCTCTATGTCTGACTCTAATCCAGCTAGGAACTTAAGAACTTTCTTCTTGTGTGCCTTACTCATAAAACTATATGCTTCTTCTAACTGGTCACACTTTTCGTCATTCCTTATCTCGTCTGCCATTCCATTAGTAAACCCTTCCATGTATTTAACGACACGACTGCTATAGTCTAATTGACGGAGATACTTATACATGGAAAATGAATTCTTTTGGTTATCTATTACTTTATCAATCTCCATCTCAACTGGGTCTAGAGCGTCCAACGCCTTCAACCTCATTCTTTCTTGGATTGATACTTTAGGCTTTGTCTTCGTCTGTGTCGTCATGTTTATTAGTCAATAAGAACTTCCTAGTAGGATTAATCATTAGATTAGCTCTTCCCATAAAATCTCTATTCGCTAAAAAAGGAATCTTCCCTCTTTGGTCTAGACTTACTTCTTGTTCATATATAGTATTTAAGAAGTTTAATTCACACTTGACTATTGGTCTTTCTTCTGCTGGTTTTAATAGAGTTACCATTCTAACTAAAGGTTTCTTATATGTTTTACCATTCCGTTTGTAGTGAACAACCTTGCCTTTGACCTCATGAGAGTCCGCGTGTAATGCACAAACACTCGTGTTGTTACCTGTGTCCAGTTTAACTGTCATAGCTTCTCCATCGACTTCTATGGTCTCTAGAACACCACATTCAGTTGCACTCTTTCTCCATGTCTCTCTGTCAAAGAAATCTTCTATAATTGTTTCACAAACTTCATCACCTAACACTTCGGATATTCCTTGGGTGCCCGGCGAATGGTTTACCTCTAGCATGAACGGGTCTTCCTTCTCTCTGTTTCCAGCTGGGATAAAATCTACTCCTACCCATTGACCACCTACAGCTTTTGCAGCTCGTAGACATGCTTCTTGTTCGATATCGGTTAGTTCAATCTCTTCGGCGTCTGCACCTTGAGATATGTTTGAACGAAAATCGTCAATGATTTTTTTCCTCTTCATTGCACCAATGACTTTCTTATTGTTAATCATGACACGGACATCATATTCCATATCAATATACTCTTGCAAAAGAATATCACAAGTCGGGTCAATCTTATAGACAAGACTAACGGTAGACTGTAATGACCTTTCGGTTTCTACTAATAGAACTCCAACTCCTTTTGCACCCTGTAATGTTTTTAACACCATAGGGAATTCATTATCTAATGTTTCAGCTGCACGCTGAACTGTCTCATTCTCTTCATTAGGTATCAACACTGTTCTCGGTTGATTCATTCCTATCTCTTGAAGTCTTAAGTAAGTTCTAAACTTATCTGAACATACCTCAATACATTCTCTTGAGTTTACAACTGGGAATCCATATCTTTCTAATTGGGATATTAAATCAAGATAAGAATCTTTAGATACTACTGCACCTCTAACTATAACCAAAGTATCAGCGTCCATAACAAATCCTTTTTCATCGTCCTCGTTGTGGATTGTTATAACACCGTCATCGGTTCGCTCCAAGTATGCACCATTAATCTTACACGAGTAAACCTCAATCTTATTTTCTTTTGCAATGTTATATAACTTACTGGAAGTGGATAAAGGTTTCTTAACTACGGGTTTGTCTGAGTTCTTCTTTTTCTTCTTGACCATGCGTCGTTCAGCAATGACAACTAACCTATACGGTTTGTCATTACCTTTCGCCTCTGTTAGGAGTTCGTTAAACGACTTCATTTTATTGTTCCTCATTCGGAGTTGCCCACTGGAATTATATTTCCTGCGACACTTATTCTTTCTTTATCTGTCTCATAGTGTGGAAAGACAAAGTGTTGAAGCCATGAAGGGAACATTATTATTTGTCCTCTTTCTGGCCAGTGATTAAATTGACTCCAATTCATGTATTGTTCTTCACCATATCTTAATTGTAAGTGACCTGCTAGTTCCGTGTTTCTTGCATTGTCGAACTTATTATTTATGGTTTCTGCCCTGCTTAATTCATTTTTAATATAAATTACAAATGAGAACATACCAGTATGAGCATGTGCTGGATTGAATTCCATATACCTTTGTATGTTAACCCACAATGCATCTATCTCAACTCTATCTGTTTCAGTCGGTCGCGCACCAGTGTCATAATAGAGTTGATTAACATGCTGAAGGATATGTCCTTTACATGCATCACTGGTTAAAGGAAGAATTTGATATTGGTCATCTATCCTTCCAGCAAGACCTTCTCTCATTGAGAATGACTCGTCATTGGTTGCAGTCTCAATGGACTGTTCCATTTCTTCAATATACTTGGGGTCTATCTGACTAATATAAACGGGTGGGCCGAAAGGGAATAGGGTGCTGAGTTCTTGATTCATTTAACTAACTTAACAAATGCTTCTGCGTCTACTACGACTAATGGTTTACTTCTGTTTCTTTTAATCACTACCACTGGTTCATAACCTTTACAGTTCTGTTCTGCTTGTTCATAGGCTGCCCATACATTAACCTTCTCTTGGTTCTTACATTCTACACTATACGGGAATATCTGTCTAGACTGTTTCCCTAAGATAATGTCTTCACCTTGGGAACCCATAGGTCGGGATTCTAAATCTTCTTCGTCTAAGCCTAGTTGTTCTACCAGCAACTTAGCAAACCACTGTTGTAGTTTTCTTCCTTTAGCCTTTGCTGATGAGGTTTTCATAATTATTCACTGCATTCATATCAAAATTTATACTCACTCCACAACCACAAGAACTTTCTTCTTTGGGGTTAATGAATTTAAAAAACTCGTTAAGTCCTTCTTTAACCCAATCGATTGTCATTCCACTTATGTAAGGAACGGACTGTGGGTCTACTGCAAATTTAATCTTACCGTAGTCTACTACTAACTCGTCGCTAGATATGTCAGTAGCAGAATCAAACACATACTCAAGCCCAGCGCAACCGCCCCCCGTGACTCCGAGCTTAATGTATTCAAACTTCTCTGCACTTCTCTTCTCCAAGAGTTTATTAATTGCTTCATCGGTTATCTCTATTGTTAACATACCTATATTTATATTAAGTCTCTGTTACTCTCGGCATTATCTACCTTAACTGTCTTGCAGTTAATCAGGCCCCAAGGGATTTCTATCTCTTGGTCTTCGGGAATATAAAGTTGATTGATTTCTGAATTGTTGCATGTATGGATTGCGTCATAGATTGTTTCTACGATAGGTTCTCCATGCAAATTAAAAGAAGTATTAAAGACAATAGGAGTTCCATTCCTTTCTCCTAATGCTTTGATAAGGTCATAATAGTTTTTGTTTTGTTCTCTGTTAACTGTCTGTATCCTACAGGTGTTATCGGTATGAACTAATGAGGGTATCTCCTCTAATGCTTTCTCGGTGCATTGTAAAGCAAATGACATATAAGGACTAGACTTTAATTGTCCTAGGTGAACATACTCATGTGCATGTTCTTCTAAGATAGTGCAAGCAAACGGTCTGTAGTATTCTCTCTTCTTAACTTCATTAACTATATCCTTTGCATCAGAATTAGTTGGGTCAAAGAGTATAGACCTATTCCCTAATGCACGAGGGCCCCATTCAGATTCCCCTTGGAACATTCCAAAGATTTGTTGCTTGTCTACTAGCAAATCTATAACTGTATCTAAGTCTCGGTGAATGTCTGTTGATATGTATTGACCACTCATAGCTCTTCTCCTAAATTCAATGAACGAGCTAATCTAATTGCAGAACCTATTGCTGTTCCAGCGTCATTTGCAACTGGGTCAACAAAGAATTGATAGTCAGGGAAAGCGTCTAGATACTTTGCATTGTTCGTGCAGTTCAACGCATACCCACCACTCAACAAAATGTTTTTGCAGTCGGGGTTATTATCTATTCCTTTCTGTATTAACTTACAAGTTAAATCATATGAATTCTGTTCTATAAGATTGCACATGGAATGTATTGAGATATCAGGATAGTCACTATCCTTTTGGTATTCGTGTATTGCAGCTGCACCCATAACTTTACCTGCGGAGCGACCTAACTTATCAAATCCAAAATACATAGAAGCAGCTGAGAAGTTCATACCATTACTTGGTGCAGAACTAATCACTATCTCTGCGTCTAATCCTTCTAAAGTAAGTTCGGGTGTATAGGTTAAAGCATGCTTCATTTCATTAGGGAAACACCTGTTAGTCAGCTGATCTAGTGACCTCATATTACTTAGTCGCTGGTATTGCAACTTGGGGTGTTTAAAAGGACTGCACAAATAGATACTCTCTACTTCTTGATAGTTCGGATAATCTTTATGGAATCGACATGCACCACCACCGTCTTGAACGATACAGATAGCTTCCTCTTCTTCCTCAAAGTATTCACTAAAGTAATACCCACACTCTGCATGATAGATATGGTGTTCTATCTCATAGTGGAATTCCTCTAGACCTAATTGCTTTGCAACAGTTGCGTGCATGTCATCGTCGCGAGGCGAATCGGTATAGGAGTGTTCAACCCCGTTATACTTAAAGACTGGTTTGCTCTCAATGTTCTCACCCCACTCCCCGAAGTGTTCTTTATACTTCTCTTTGATTGCTTGTATGCGCTCATAGCTGAGTTGTTCTTCTTTACAGAACTCTAGGATTTCTCTTTGTAGCTTTCTATTCTTTTGAGAGAGATTTTCAAATCCCCAATCATATATCCTGCGGTCAAACGAAGCACCAATGAAATGGTCGGGTTGTTCAATGTTTTTACTCTCTATGATATGAGAGTGCATGTGACTGTCGTCAGGACTGTAATGCTTTGCTCTACGAAATCTATCTTCGTAGTATAAGAAATCTACTTCCCACTTGTCAGTATCAAACTGTGCAAGGGAAGTGTCATGACTCGAATTGTATCCAATGATTTTCATAATATAATTTATCTGATTGTCTTATCTTTTTATTTGATAATCGTTTGTTTGCTTTCTTCTCTTTCCTTGAGAGACTATGTATGGTTTTAACTTTTGTCTTTTGGCTCATTTCTTTTATCAAAGGACGACTTTATTTTATACACCTGTTCAAGTTTGTCTTGCGTGATTAAATCACGGTCAAGGAAATCTTCAACCATTTGTCGTCTCCCATTCTTCTCACCGCTACGGAATACGAAGTAAACCAAGCCAATGACATATGCAATGTGTATCCATATTAAGTTCTCTTCCATCATGTATTTATACTTTTCTAATTGCTCTCATTCTTTGCAAGGGCATAGGCTCACCTGAAATTCTATGAAAGAACATAACCAATGTTAATCTATCCTCTTCATCTTCTCTTTCAAAGCTGTTCGCACTATGATGAATATTTCCATTAAACAATAGGAATCTATTATATATTCCCTTTACATCTAATTCTTTTTGAAATGAGCTGTTGAATTCTTCTTGGACTTTCTTGTCTTGCTCAGTCAGATACCCTCTAAGATTAGCTTTCATTTTTATCTCGAAGGGGTCGGGGTCTCGATTAAATTCATGAGTTCTTTTATATAATGAAGTGCCCGCATTATCATTTAAGTAGAGTATGCCCGTGGCGAAGCAGTTGTCGTGGTGAACCCAACCATGGTGCAACTTCGATGGAACTCTTTGAACTTGCATAGAGCAGTCAACCTCTCCATCTAGGACATCATGAATAGAATGAAAGAGTGCCATAATTCTTGTAGTAAGATTATCATACAGTGGAAATGCAAGCTCATGAAGCTTATCACTTCTTCTGCCGGGCCACAATCCTTTTGGGCAAGGGTGATATTCTAATCTATTAGCGAACTCCACAAAGTGCTGTGGCTCATCTAAAAAATTATCTACTATCGTTATCGGTATCACTGTTTGTGTTTGTATGTGCGGGTCTTTTTAATTGGGCTTCTTATACTATACCCAAAGTCAAAGAGCCTATCCCATTCCTGTATGCCCTTGTATATTATATACCCAAGGAGATACCAAGCACCCAAAGAGATTACCCACTTAAAGGCAAACCCAAGAACGGTGTAAGGGAATAAGATTATTGATTCAATTAATTCCATGATTCTACTATTGCTTCGACTTGTGATTGCTTATACCATACACCTGAAAATATCCAAGTCGACTGAGACTTATCAGGCAGTAGAGGTTCAACTACGAACCTCGGTGTTCCAGCAGGACTTCTGTCCTTGCATATTCTGTAATTATTTATTGCAGTGAGGAATACTCTCATATTAAAACGGCCAGTCCTTAAATCCCGTAGTCGCCCAATAGACTAATACGGAAACGGTAGCCGTGAATAAGACTGCTCCTAGCACTGCAAAGATATAGACTAAATCTAATTCCATTGTGCTTCCTTTATTTCTTGTAAATACTTTTCGACATTATCCCATGTTAAATGCCCAATGACATCTTGAGTAATCGGCGTATGATAAGTTATCTCGTCTTCTGTATCTAGAACTGCCAACTCCCATAGGCCGTCTGTCCCACCGTAACTATACTCGTGCTTGATTACACTTGCACCATAACCATTGGGAAACTTATAGGTGTGCTGAACCCCGCCGTGGTAATAATTGGTTTCCTTCAAAAACTCTCTCACTATCTTAACCTCTCTTCTAGAATTTTAATATCCTTTAGCTCTCTCTTGTTCGGTTCTTTAATTGTTTTTAATCGGTCAAGAGCTCTCTGTCTTCTAGACCTAATGTTTTTATTTCTCCACGCTCTTACACCCATTTTAACTCCATTGACCTGAATGGTCTTCTCGTTCACCACAATGTGGACAATATAACTTATACGGTTTCCATTCGTCCATAACTGCAATGCTCCAAAACCCATTGCACTCTGAGCAAGTGAAATGCCAGATGATTTCTTTATTGGGCTGAGGTTTATTAATCATGGATAGGTAAACTTATATATTCGCAATAAACATTCTTGTCGTCACAAATTAAAACATTCGTCATTAGTTTGCAATCCTCAAGTGTCCCGCTCTGGTCGCACCTGAGTTTAACTAGGTTGTCTCGTGGATAGACTGTAAGACCAGCACAACTCTGTAGTAGTAGCAGTAGAGTGAAGATTATCATTATCGCTGGGTATTTCATACGGAGCCTCCGTCATTATCATTATTATTTAGATAGATTATAACCATCATTACTATTACCAACAGTGCTATTAAAGTATTCATACTCGTTGCGACCAATCCTCACTGAATAAACATAACCTTTCTTGACCGTCACATGTCTCATAGACAAACTGACTGGATAATATTTGTGTCACCTTTCCCGTGTGTTCTCTGTCAAAGTAAGGTTCTCTGTGAATTATCTTATCACCTACGCTCGGGAACTTTGGCTTCACTGTGCAATATATCCTGCTAGGGTTCTCAATAAAAACATTAACCCCATAGCATTCAGCATAATCAACGCACGGTCTTTCCATAGTATAGAGACCACCAACCACAAGGACACCCCTATGGTAGACGCTACAAGGTCAAAGACAGTAAACCCATCTACCCCTCTAACCGACATAGCAGATAGAATAAAGATACTTGCTACCCACTTAAGATACCAATCAGCAGTAAACTTTTTATGCTTCTCTTTCATATTAGGAAAACAATCCCGCTATTAAAAGATAAGGCAAACCTAAAAAGAATATCATGATAGCATACAAGCCGTAGATAAGAAGTTCCAACCGTCTAAAACGATAGTCTCTTTCGTCAAATAACTTATCAATTTTCTTTGTCATGACACCATTATACCATATACATACCCACACTGACTAGAGGGTTTATTGAGAAAACCGTTCCATGACTAGGTCAAAAAGAAAGTCCTCGTGCTTCCGTGCTGGATTCTCATACATGTATTCACCTCGTGCAGCCTGACGAACATGTATCATTTCGTGTGAAAGAGTCTCCAAGAGCGGCACTCGTACACCATACATGTCCTTGCGGGCTAGTTCAACTACAATATCCTTACAATTATTTTCGGTATCTATGTCATTACACGGATAACAACACCCCACGGCGTCTCTGAACTCGTCTAAGAACTGATTATGCACAATAATATCCAGTCGTATGTTATCGTGTTTATCCAGTCCTAGTATAGGAATAGAGTGCAGAATAAACTCTTCTATCTTATCATGCTCTCTCACTTCTCCCCCGCGAGGGCCAGATATATCAATTTTAATACTCATATTTTTCCTTTCACGGGGTATTTTTTCCCGAGAATTTTTTTTGGTTGGTCGTTATAAAGCCGGTCAAAGATATTCACTAGGGGGCTTGAGGCCTCTCTCAGATTTTATAGGAGTCCCAAAACACTGTTTAAAGGCCCTCAGGCTGAGTCTAAGAGACCTTGCGGTACTCTACTATATGACCTTTCGCGCCGTATTTAATTGCAACAGCGGCCGCGTCTGCGAGCTTCAGCGGTGTTTTTGACCGTAGTTCTAACTCGTAGGAGCCATCTATTGTTATAATCTTAGGATTTATAGTATAAATTTCGAATAAAGATTCACTCATCTTTTGATTTATTATCCTTGAAAAGGGCGCTGATACGGGCCGGCAATACTAATACATCATTGCAGAATTCACAGCAGCGGCCGTTGGTGAATAGGGGATAGGGATTGTGACCCATATCCAAGAGGTTGTCATCACATATGACACATTGTTTCATTTCATCTAATATCATAGTCTGTATAGTAGCACATATAGCGAGGCGCTGTCAAGGCCTATTATGTGACCCTCTGAGACCCTTTGTTTATAGGGGTTTCAGAGGTATGCACTGTTTTGGTGCATAAATTGGTCTTGAGAACCACCCTATCCAATCCTTAGATGGCTCTCAAGATAACATAATATGTGGGAATCTCTCTCATGTTCCCGCGACCTTCTCGGTAGATAACCCCAGTGACTTCATTTATAGTGAGAGATTGTCACGATAGGAGTCTCTCACAGGCGCAATCCACGGTCATATCCACTGGTCAATACCGTTTCATATACTAATATTATACCACAATCGTCCATTCTATACTAGGCCCTTTCCTATATTAGTAGGGGCAATCAGGAAGATTGTCGTATCGAAGCTTTATTAGAGTGTCGATCAGGGTGTCCGTATCTAGCTTATTAGGGATTTTATCGATACCATAGTCGGCAATGTCTTTGATTACCAGCCATATATCCTTATCCGCCAATGCACATACAGCATCAGTGATCGCATCTATGTTGTTGTCATTTACTATATTACTCATTATGTATACAGTATATCAAATATGCGGAGGCATTGTCAAGTATTTCGTAACCTCTGAGACCCTTATAGGGCGGGCTATAGGAGAGAGCGCCTCTTATAAAGCACTCTTTTTATCTACGGGGAGTAGTATCGACCTTTTCCGTTTCCCCATCTCTGGCCGTTACATTCAATTCATTTCATAATTTCCCATTTACTAAGACATTATATCAGAATAGCGGGGTCATAGTCAAGGCTTTTTTACCTGTCGTAGCCGTATTACAGGGAGGCAGAAGAAGCGCGCAGAGCTCTCGAGCTTCTCAAAATCCCTCCGAAATGCCTTGACTCCTAACTAAATATGTGCTTAGCCTCCCCAAACAACACGCCCTGTAAGCAGAATTTCACCATTATCACCATTAACCATTCTGCGTATTATTTTCCATTATCCTCTGTATACTGGGGAGAATAAATATTCATTATGGACTTCTTGCCCTTCGAAATATATTCTGCACCCTTTCCACGGGGAAAATATGGGCGCATATGGGAGATTCCGAACTATCTCAGTGACGAAGAATTGTGGAAAATCACTGATAATATTACTTTGAATCATACTCCTATATCCTCTGACATCTATCCGAATAACTCTCATTATGTAGACCACACTAATAAATCTCTATCCATTCTCGCCGCAGCTACTGAGATATTCCGTTACCACTTAGAGAATAATGATATAAACGCTTCTTATGCCTTTGGAGGTCTTGAGGGCCTTGAGTCTCGTAAGTTTATGCTAGATGAGCGGGTTCAGGGTAGTCCTAAAGGCATGAGGGAGTATCCGCCTCATACAGATGGTGGTAAATTCCTGACTTGTTTAGTACCGCTGAGTCCTGTAAAGTCTGTTCCGACTTCGTTCTTTGGCTTAGATAATAGAGAGAAGGTTGTGTCTATACCATGGAAGGTTAACCATGCTTATTTGTTTTGTTCTAGTCGGGAGTATTCATGGCACGGATATGCTGGAGATAAGAAGCACGACAGATGGGTTCTTAATGTGAATTTATTTCAAGATGATTCTTAACAGTTTTAAATCGTATGGTGTTTATTTCTAGGTTGTTATCCCATTCGAAATATATGTCTATGGCCATT